ACATCGAAGCGGGGCGCACCAAAAACCCGCGTGCTGATCAACTCCTTGCCCTGGCTCACGTGCTGCATGTATCGGTGGATTATCTGCTTGGACTGACCGATGACCCTACGCCTGCGGTCCGCCGTGGAGGGCGGACAGGCAAGAAAGAGACCACACCCCATGGATGACGTGACCCTGACCCAACTCTTTGCCCAGATGGATCGGCACCTGGCGCGGCAAGACGAGATCCTCGCCCGCATGGACGAGCGCACCGAGCGCCTCGCCGCGATGCTCGAGCAGATGGACAGGCGCTCGCGCCAGATGGCCGCGCTGCTTGTGTCGGTGGATGAACGCCATACGCTGCAAACCGACGTGCTCACCAAAATCAGCGACAACCAGGTGCGTCTGGCCGATGTGCTCACCGAGCTCGTCAACCGGTTGCGCCAGCCGCCCACGAGCAACGGCCACTAGGAGGCCCCTATGCCCATTTTCGTCTACGACATTGCCCAGCCCCGCCCCGAGCCCTACCCCACGCTGCACGCCGCCATGGTGGTCCTCCTGGCGCGCTACCCGGCAGCGGTGTTCAGTGACGTGGATTTTGACCACGACCCGGTCATCTGGGTCTGGCCCTCGAACACCGCCAGCATGCACGCCCGCCCCGAAGGCGCCGTGGCCTGGCTGCGCCAGGAGCCGCCCCTGGATGACCCACGTCCAGGGCAGGCGCTGGACACGCCGCGCGCCGCGGGGTAGACTGGGGCGCACACACCGCACGAGAGGGGGACGGGAGGACGCGCCGCACGCCGCTGCGCCCGCGTGCGCCAGGCCCTCACGCAACATTCATCTTGACGCTCGTATACGTAGCACTTATCCTTGTGCCCAGCAGGAGTCTATCGAGTGGTTGCCGCTGACATCCCGGCGACCCCTGGAGAGGCTACTGCTTTTTTTGTGCCCGGTAGCCTCGCCACGATACCTGCCTGCTGGACTCTCAAGGGAATCGTTAGACATACTGCCTGGCCCGTCGTGTGCGCGTGCCACACCGCTGCGCCGGCGGGCTGGAGAGCGCCATGCCGCTCAACGACAACCAGCGCCGCTTCATCGCCCTGTACCGCGCGAGTACGCCGCGCAACGCCACGCGCGCCTACGAGGCGGTGTACACGTCGCGGGGGGAACGCGCGCGCATCAACGCCTGCCAGCTCCTAACAAATCCTAACGTGCGTGCCGAGATCGACGCCCTCGACGAGGGCGAGCTGCGCGACCTGGGTGTGACGCCGGCCCGGCTCCTGCGCGAGATCGCCCGCCTGGGCTTCTCGGATATTCGCCAGCTCTATGACGCGGAGGGCCATCTGAAAGCCCCGCACGAGCTGGACGACGACATCGCCGCTGCAGTCACGTACGTCGAACAGACCGAGTACGTCAACCAGGAGACGGACGAACCGCTGCTCATGCGCACCCGCAAAATCCGCCTGGCCCCCAAAGAGGGCAGCCAGAAGCTGCTGGCGCAGTATCTGAAGCTCCTGGTTGAGCGCGTCGAGGTCACCCACAGTGGCGAGGTCCTCATGACCTGGCAGGAGCGCCTGACGACAGCCCACAGCACCTTAGAGGAGCGGCGCAATGGCCACACTCACGCTGCCTCCTGACGTGCTCATGGATTTTGCGGTGGACTGTATCGCCGATCCCCTCAAGTTTGTCCTGGCGGCCTTTCCGTGGGACCAGCCCGGCACGCCGCTGGCCGGCCACATCGGCCCCGATACCTGGCAGGCGGACCTCTTAGAGACGCTCGGCCAGCACGTCACCGCGTCGCCCGCGAGCGTGCGCCTGGCCGTCGCCTCCGGGCACGGCGTGGGGAAGTCGGCCCTCTCCGCGATGGTCATCCTGTGGATGCTGGCCACCCGCCCGCACCCGCAAATTGTCGTCACCGCCAACACCGGCGCCCAGCTCGCCACCAAAACCTGGCGCGAGCTGGCCAAGTGGCTCACGCTCTCGGTCTTTGCCGACACCTTCGTCTGGACCGCGACGAAGTGTTACCACCGCACGCACCCGGCGACCTGGTTCGCCTCGGCCATTCCCTGGCGCGCCGATCGGCCGGAAGCGTTTGCTGGGACGCACGAAAAGCACGTCCTCATCTTGATGGACGAGGCCTCCGCCGTGGATGACGTGATCTGGGAGACCACCGAAGGCGCCATGACCACGCCCGGGGCCTTGTGGCTGGCCTTTGGCAACCCCACGCGGAACCAGGGGCGCTTCAAAGAGTGCTTCCCCGGCGGCCGCTTCGCGCACCGGTGGCAGACCATGCAGGTCGATAGCCGCACGGCGAAGCTGGCGGACCAGGACCAGATCGCGCAGTGGATGACGGACTACGGCGAGGACTCGGACTTTGTGCGCGTGCGTGTCAAGGGCCTGTTCCCCAGACAGGCCGTAGGCCAGTTCATTGGCGAGGACCTGATCACCGCGGCGCGCGCCCGGCAACCGGTGGATGATCCCCTCCAGCCCACCATTGTGGGAGTCGACGTGGCCCGCTTCGGGGATGACCGGAGCGTCATCCTGGTGCGCTGCGGGGGGACGATCCGCGAGACGCGGATCTACCGCGAGATCGACACCGTGCGCCTGGCCGGGTACGTCTGCGAAGTGGCCGACCAGTACCGCAGCGTGTCCCCCACGCTCTTTATCGACGCCGTGGGGATCGGCGCCGGCGTGGTCGATCAGTGCCGCGCCCGGGGCTACGCCGTGCACGAAGTGCAGGCCGGGGGCTCGGCGCAAGACCCGCTGCACTACGCCAACAAACGGGCCGAAATGTGGCAGAGAACCAAACAGTGGCTTGAGACGCGCGGCTGCCTGGCCGACACGCCCGTCATGCGCGAGCTCTCGACCGATCTCACGGCTCCCGAGTACGCCTATGACGCGCAGGGCCGCCTCCAGCTCGAGACCAAAGCCTCGATGAAAGCGCGCGGGTTGGCGTCCTCGGACGTGGCCGACGCGCTGGTGCACACGTTTTGTGAACCGGTCGCCCTCAAGGGCACGCCGAGTGCCGCGTACTTTGCCCTGCCCACGCTCCCGGCGGGCACCGCCGGCTGGCAGGCCGGCTAGGAGGGCGCGCCCCATGGCCGACGCCCTGCCCTGCCTCTTTCCGCTGGAGCCCGTGTGGCACCACGAGCGGCTGCGCTGGTGGGCGGTAGGGCTCCGCGCCTGCGGCTACGCCAGGCCGCTGCCGGCCTGGGCGCGGGTGCGCTGTACGGCGACGTGGCCGATGACGCGGTGTCCGTGTGGCATGTATCGGATCAATGTTGCCCACGCGACCTGGGAAGGAAACGACGATGTCTAGGAGGAGCCCTGCCCGATGGCCACCGCGACCCTGACCCCGCACGCGCTCCGGCAGGAGGACCGCGACTTCCTCGACCCGCAGAGCCACGAGGACCTCCTCTGGTCGGCGCGCCAGCGCTTCAAGGAGACCTTAGAAGCCACCCAGGACGACCGCGACCAGCAGGCGGACGCCGCCCGATTTCGGGCTGGCGAGCAGTGGTCCCCCGCCGCCCTCGCGGCCCGCACCCTGCCCGGCCAGCAGCGGCCGTGCTTCACCATCCCCCTCCAGAGCGTGTACATCAAGCAGGTCGTCAACGCCTGGCGTGCGAGCCCCCAGGCCATGCGCGTGCGCCCCAAGGGCGGGGCCGCCTCGGTGCAGACGGCGCAGGTCCTCGAGGGCATGGTGCGCGACATCGAGCAGCAATCGCAGGCGCAGATCGCCTACGTCACGGCGCTCGATCAGGCGGTCGGCCAGGGGGAGGGCTATTTTCGCCTGAACCTCGACTACGAGGCCCCCGAGAGCTTCCGCCAGGTGATCCGGATTGCGGCCATCCCGAACCGCCAGTGCATCTTCCTCGATCCGGCGGCGCAGCACCCCTGCGGGCTCGATGCGGAATTCGGCTTCATCATCGAGACCCTCAGCTGGTCGCGTTTCTGCTTTACCTACGGCGTCGATCCGGGCGAACTCGAGCTCTGGCACGTGCAAAAGGACGTCCCCTGGCTCACCGCCACCACGGTGCAGGTGGCCGAATACTTCTACCGGGTCTGGGAAGACGACACGCTGCTGCGTCTCCAGGACGGGCGCGTGGTGCGGAAATCCGTGGCGGGTGACACGTTCGAGGGATTCGTGGTCGCCGAGCGCACGACCCAGATCCCGTGTGTCTACTGGGCCAAGCTCACCGGGATGCACGTGCTGGAGCAAACGCGCTGGCTCGGGCAATACATCCCGATGATCCGGGTGCCCGGCGACGTGAGTCTCATCGAGGGCACGGTGCGCCATACGGGCATGGTGCAGCCTTCCAGGGATGCCCAGTCGAGCTATAACTATTTTGTCTCGGCGCAGACCGAAGCCATTGCCATGGCGCCCAAAGCCCCGGTCCGCGTCACGCCGCAGCAGGTGCAGGGCTTTGAACAGTACTGGAACGCGGCCAATAACGCCAACATGCCCTACCTGCTCTGGAACCCGCAGGTGATCACGGGCGTGGGACTCGTCCCTCCCCCAGAGCGCATGGTGGCCGAGCCCGCCGTGCAGGCCATCAGCCAGGCGCGCGCCATGGCGGCCAGTGATATCCAGTCGACCCTCGGGATGTTTGGGCCCTCCATTGGCGCACCGTCCAATGAGCGCTCCGGCGTGGCCATCCAGGAGCGGCGCGGCGAATCCAACCAGACAAACGCCTCCTACGCCGCCAACATGGGGTGGGCGCTGGAGACGTGCGGCATGCAGGTGCTGGACCTCATCAGGACCCTGTACGACACGCCGCAGATGGTCCGCACGCTGGCCATGGACGGCGAGGCCAAGCCCGTCCTGGTGAACCGGCCGTTCCAGGGCGAGGGCGGGCAGGTGCAGGCGCATTATCTGGGGCAGGGCGAGTATGAGGTGTATGCGGATAGTGGGCCGAGCTATACGAGTCAGCGCGAGATGGCGGCGGAGAGACTTGGGGAACTTGGGAAGGTCCTGCCGCCGGAGCTGCTGCCGGTGGTCGCTGATCTGTGGGTGTCCAGTCTTGATATCCCGTATAGCCAGGAGTTGGCGGCACGCCTGAAAACGCTCGTGCCTCCCGAGGCCCTGGCCGCCACGAAGGACACCAACCCCCAGACGGCCATTGCCACGCTGCAAAACCAGCTCCAGCAGCTCACGCAGCAGCTGCAGGCCATGCAGCAACAGCTCCAGGAGGCGCAGCAGCAGAGCCAGGTGGCGACGCAACAGCTGGCGCTTACCGAGCGGGCCAATGCCGACCTCAAGGTCAAGCTCGACGACAAGAGCCGGGCAAATCAGCTCGAAGCCGAGAAGAACCAGCAGGACTATGACATCGAGAGGCGCAAGCTCCAGCTGGAAGAACAGAAATGGCACTGGGAGAGACAGCAGACGCCCCCGTCTGTGCTCGGCCAGGCACGCTAGAAGGACACGCCTATGCCCATCGAAATGTACGGCGCTGACGAGGCGGGGCACCTGATGCTCCTGCCCGACCCCACCCCCGAGCGCACCCCTGGCCAGGCGACGGCGCCGCCGGATGGCGAGCCCCCGCTGCCGGGCGCGGACAGCCTGCCGACCCCCGCGACCCCGCCTCGCGCGCCCTCCAGCCCTCCGCAGGAGCCGCCTGACGATCTCGCCGCGCTGCGTCGCCTGATCGAGGCGCGCGAGGCGAAAGACCGGGAGCGCGAGGTCAAAGACGCGCAGCGGGATGCGCAGCTGGAGACCACGATGCGCTTCCTGCGCGGGGAGGAACTGCCCACCGCCCCCGCGACCCCTGCCGCGCCGCCGGCCCGCCCGGACGGCGCGGCCTTCACCAGTCAGGACGACTACCTGGAGGCCCTGGCCGACTGGAAAGCCGAGCAAAAGCTCACCGCCTTCAAGGAGGAACAACAGCAGGCGCAGCAGGTGAGACAGCAGCAGCAGGCAAGCCACACCCGCGAGCAGGCCGTGCGCCAGGCGGAAGACGCGTTTGTCAACGACCATCCCGATTATGTCGAGGTGGTCACCAGGGGGCTGGTGGAGAAAACCCCGCAGGCCTTTCGCCAGCTCATCATGCTCCAGGACGATGCGCCGGCCGTGGCCTATGCCCTGGCCAAAGACGAGGCCCTGCTGGGGCGGCTGCTCCAGATGCCGCCGCCGCAGCTGCTCTATGCCCTGGGCCGCCTGAGTGGGCAAAACGGGGGGAGTGCATCACCGCCTGGCACGACGGAGCCAGCGCCATCGGCCGGTGGGAGCCCTCAGGGAGGCGGCCTGCCCCCAGGGAGTGTGGCGCCCACCGCCCAGGGGGAGCCAGGCAGGCCCAAGCCGCCGCCGCCCCGGCCGCTGTCGGGAACGGGGGTGGCGCCCGTGGGAGGGTACAGGGATGATATGTCGATGGCGGAGTATCGCCAGTGGAAAAAGAGCGCGTTGGGAGCGTAGAGGCCCCGAGGCCGCGTGCGCCGTCACGCTGAAAGAGGAGCAGGCATATGGCAGATCAAAATAGTTATCTGACGATTGGTATGGTGACGAAGGAATCCTTAGACACGCTGCTGAACAACACGCAGTTTATCAAATGTATTAACACGGAATACCGCAGAGAGTTTGCCCAGTCCGGGGCCAAAATCGGCGCGAAGCTCCAGGTGAGGAAGCCGATCCCATGGGTGGTGGAAGACGGCGACGGCTTTAATGACCGGCCCTTTCTCGAGGAATGGGTCGACCTGGAGATTACCAAACATCAGCACTGTGATATGTCGTTTGGCATGGTGGAGCAGACCCTCAATATCATCAATTACTCACGGAATTACGTGCGGCCGCGCGTCAGCGAACTCGGCAACGCCATGGATGATGGGGCCATGGCACTGACCTACTGGCAGGTGGCCAACTCGCTTGGCCCGGGCACCACCCTCGATCCGAATGTCCCCAATACGTGGGATACCTACGCCTACGCCAAAGCCTTGCTTGATCAATATGCCACGCCGAAAAGTGAGCGCTACGTGCTGGTGTCGTCGTGGGAGCAATCGGGCATCGTGATCGACAACAAGGCGCTGTTTAACCAGCAGTCCGCCATCGCCGACCAGTACGAGTCTGGGGATATGTGGAAGACACTCGGCGCCAGGTGGCACATGGACCAGAACATGCCCATCCACACCACCGGGCCGCGCGGCGGCACGCCGGTCGTCGACGGCAACAACCAGACCGGTGGGCAGCTGCGCGTGCGCGGCTTTACGGCGGCGGTCGGCCTGCGCCTACGGCGTGGCGACACCTTTCAGATTGCGGTGCCCACGACCGGTCCGGGCCTCTACGGCACCAACCCGCGCAACAAACGGACGGTGGGCCGCTACCAGGATTTTACCTGCCTGGAAGACGTGTACAGTGATGCGGCCGGGGGGGCCGTGATCCCCCTCAGCCCGCCGATTATTCTTGGTCCGGATCCGCGCCAGACCGTGGATACGGTCCCGCTGGACGGCTGGGCGCTGGCGTTCCGCGGCGCGGCGAATACCCAGTATGCGCAAAACCTCTTTTTTCACCGCGACGCCTTTACCCTGGCGACGGTCGATTTTGAGCCGCCCCAGGGCGATGTCAAGTGGTCGCGCGCGGTGGATCCGGAGGCGGGGGTCACGGTGCAAGGGGCTGTCCAGTTCGATATCCGGTCCTACAAAAATCTCTCGCGGTTGGATGACTTGTGGGGGTGTACCTCCCTGAGACCTGAATGTGCGGTGCGGGTGTGGTCGAAGGCGAATGTGGTCATTCCTTGAGGAGGAAACGTCATGGCAGTGGTCACGATCGACAGTGATCTGGTCAGTCTGACGCCGGTGGGCCGGCGCAATAATCCGGCGAACCGCGCCGGGGCGGTGCTGTGCTGCGATCGGTGGAACTTTGGCGCGCTGACGGCGCAAGCGGATATCGGGAGTACGTTTCGGCTGTGCACCGTGCCGGCCAATGGGCGCTACCTGGCTGGGCTGTCCAAAATGGGCTGGACGGCAGGGGGGGCTGGCGCGCTGCTCGCTCTCGGCCATAGCGCGTATACAGGCGTGAGTGGCGAGGTCATCCCAGCCAATCCGACCTTCTTCGGCAGCGGCTTAGACGTGGCCGCGGCTGGGAGGGGTTTTTTTGACACGCTCACGGCCAGTGTGGATGAGTGGGACGTGCCTGCTCCCGTGGTCCTGACGCTCACCGTCGCGGGCGCGAACCTGCCGGTGGGGTTCAATATCGGCGGGACGATCGTGTATGCGGCCGCCTTTATCGGCCTCTAGGAGGACACCAGATGCCGGCACAGCACATTCCCACCGTGCGCTATCACCCGACGGAAGCGCCGCGGACCATTGAGACGATCGAGGCCCTCGCCGCCCTCGGCCCCGAGTGGCTCGACCACCCCTACTCCGACGAGGACAAGGCGACGTGGCAGGCCAGCCAGGACGAGGCTGCCGAGACGCCCACGCCACGCAGCAGACGTTAGCAAGTCGCCCGTAAACCCCCTTGCTTTAGCTATGGGGATATAAGGGCGTTGGCCCCAACGAGGGCCAATTCCC